CCGCAGCCGCTGAAGCAGCGGAAGACGAATTGGACGAGCATTCTCCTTCTAAACGCTTTTACGGAATCGGTAACTTTGCAGGAGTCGGTTTCATAAATGCGTTGATTGATAATGTATCCAAGGCTGGAAAGGCTGGACGGGAAATTGCCAGATCTTCTATTGATGGATTGAATGATATCATTTCCAGGATTGCAGACTATGTAGATGCAGACATGGATGTTCAGCCTACCATTCGACCGGTTCTTGACCTATCCGCCGTAGAAGCAGGGAGCGGAAGGTTGAATACTTTGTTTAGCAGAAATCAGGCATTATCTGTCAGCACTGGGATGAATGACCGAGTTTCCGAGATAGAAGTTCAAAATGGAGAAAGTTCTCCTACAGGAAATACCTATCAATTCACGCAAAACAATTATTCGCCTAAGGCTCTGTCGAGAATTGATATTTATCGGCAGACAAAGAATCAATTTTCGGCGATGAAAGGGCTGGTGGGTAACACATGATTAGAGCAGTAACTGTAACTAATTATTTGGGCGAATCAAAAAGATTTGAATTAGCGTTCCCGGAGGAATCCGGGTTCGCCGTTCAATCTATCAGCGGATTGGGACCGAGCAAAGCAGATATTAACACGACAGAAATCTCTACGAATGACGGATCGCTGTATAACTCGGCAAGAGTAAATTCCAGAAATATTGTTATGTCTCTGAAACTGATGTTTAATCCTCAGATTGAAGACACAAGACATGACTCCTACAAATACTTTCCGATAAAGAAGAAAGTAACGCTTCTCATAGAGACAGATAATCGTATTTGTGAGACTTATGGTTATGTGGAATCAAATGAACCAGATATTTTCAGCAGCGATGAGACGACGCAGATTTCCATCGTGTGTCCTGATCCTTATTTTTATTCTGCTGGTCCGGATGGAACTAATACCACTATCTTCTATGGAGTGGAACCTCTGTTTGAGTTCGCTTTTTCGAATGAATCTTTAACCGAGTCCTTGATTGAATTTGGCGAGATTAAGAATGAAACCGAGCAGACGGTATATTACTCCGGTGATGCCGAGATCGGGGTTGTGATTACCATTCATGCCATCGGAAATGTGAGAAATATCACGATTTACAATACCGGGACGAGAGAGGTAATGCGTATTGATACAGATAAATTGGAGCAGCTAACCGGTTCTGGAATGGTTGCCGGCGATGAAATCATTATCTCCACCATTAAAGGGGATAAATCAATTACGCTTCTTCGAAACGGTATCTACACCAATATTTTAAACTGCCTTGATAAAGATTCTGACTGGTTTCAGCTATCCAAAGGCGATAATATTTTCGCTTATGTGGTGGAAGAAGGAACGACCAATGTGCAGTTTAAGATTGAAAACAGAACAGCGTTTGAGGGGGTATAGTTATGGAATTGATTGTTCTGGACACTTCTCTGAAAATGCTTTCTGTGCTTGATACCTTTGAGTCTCTGATATGGACGGAGCGGTATTCTGCCTATGGAGATTTCGAGGTATATACAAGCATTAACGATTCTGTTCTTGAAATCCTGAAAGACGACTACTATCTCTGGCTGAAAGAATCCGACCAGACCATGATTGTCGAGGACAGAAAGATTGAGTCTGATGCCGAAAACGGAAACCACTTTACGGTCACTGGAAGGTCATTGGAATCCATTCTGGAGCGCCGCATTATTTGGAAGCAAACGATTCTGAGCGGAAACTTTCAAAATGGAATCAAAAAGCTGCTGGATGAGAATATCATCAATCCTTCCGATGCTTCCCGAAAGGTAGAAGGACTGATATTCGAGGCATCCACGGACCCGGCGATTACCGGACTGACGGTAGATGCACAGTTTACCGGAGACAATCTGTATGATGCCATTAAAAAGCTGTGCGATTCCAAGAATGTCGGTTTCCGAATCAAGCTGTCCGATGATAACAAGTTCGTCTTTAAGCTCTATGCAGGCGCAGATCGTTCTTACGACCAGTTTACGAATCCATATGTCATCTTTTCTCCAAAATTTGAGAATGTAATCAATACCAATTATCTGGAATCAAAGAAGACTTTAAAAACAGTTACTTTGGTTGCCGGAGAGGGGGAAGGAGCTGATCGGAGGACTACAACCGTGGCTTGTGCATCTGGTGCCGGAACAGGTTTGAATCGAAGGGAGCTTTATACGGATGCTAGGGATGTTTCTTCGACCGTGGATAATGAAACCTTGACGGACACTGAGTATAATGCACAGCTTTCTCAAAGAGGTTTAGAGAATCTGGCTGAGAACATCGCAACCAAATCCTTTGAGGGAAAGGTTGAATCAACGAGGATGTACCGATATGGAGAGGATTTCTTCTTAGGCGATATGGTACAGATTGTGAATGAATACGGAATTGAGGGGAAAGCTCGGGTAACGGAATTCATTCGCTCTCAGAGCAAAGAAGGACTCGACTCGTATCCGACATTCGTTACCGTAGAATAGCAGGAAAGGGGTGAAGAAAAATGAGTGTCACTTATGGGTTCTATAACTCAAAGAATAAAGATCGGAGATACGATGCCATTCAAATGTCAAGCATTTTTGACGGGATCATACGTGACGGCATTTTGCAGCATGTTGGGACTGCTATGATGGTGAAAGAGTCTACTGGCATGATGGTGAATGTCGGAATTGGCCGAGCTTGGTTTAATCATACATGGACGTTGAATGACGCCTTGCTTCCTTTGACTGTACCACAGTCGGAAGTTATTCTAAATCGGATTGATGCGGTTGTTTTGGAAGTAGATGCTCGTGAATCCGTTCGTGCAAATGCGATTAAAATCATCAAAGGTACGCCAGCTACTAATCCAGCGAAACCAACAATGATTAGCACGACCGACCGTTGGCAGTATCCATTAGCCTATATTCGGGTAAATTCTGGAGTTACATCCATCCGTCAGGCAAATATCAACAATGCTGTTGGCACATCGGAGTGTCCGTTCGTAACAGCTCCACTGGAGAAAATGTCCATTGACGCCTTGGTTGCTCAGTGGAAAGACCAGTGGGATGCATTTTATGAAAAAGAGACATCTGATATGGAAGCGACAAATGCTTTCTGGAAAGACCAGTGGTCAAAATGGTTCAACGCCCAGACGGAAGAAATACAGAAATCTTATCTGGCATGGGAAAAACAATGGAACGACTGGTATGCTGCTCAAACGGCAGATATGCAGGAAACAAGTGCTTACTGGAAACAGTTATGGGCGACCTGGTTTAACGAGTACACAAACAATAATACATCTGAAATGGCTGCATGGAGAGAAAATGCTCAGGCATTGTTTGATGAGTGGTTCCAGCAGTTGAAGGATACTCTTTCGGAGGATGTAGAAGCAAATCTGGCAAACCAGATATTAGAGTTACAAAAAAGGACATCAATTCTTGAAGAAATTGTAGAGGGGATTCGGACGGAATTCACCGTATACAACAATCTTTATGACAATGGATACGAGAACTACGATAATCTTCTCGATTCATCAGAAGGAACTATCATTGACAGTAACGTGGACCCGATTGTGGCGCGTGCATATTCCAGCTCCTTAATTCTGGATAGCAACGGACAGCCAATTGATGGCCGCGTTATTTTTTGTATTAGGTAAAAGGAGGACATATCGAGATGAAAATTACGGATTATCAGAAGGTCCAGACACTAGATGAAAGCAACATCGTCTTGATTGATGGTAACAATGGAACCAAAACAATTATGGTGACTGATTTTATTAAATCCTTGATTGGGCTTACCAGTTCTCAGGATTTCATTTCCGGTGTCAATCTGTCGGAACTTACGCAAATCAATACGTTGTCTGCGGATGATAAGTTATTGATTGGCACCGCAGCAGGGAACAAAGCGATTGGTGCGGACGATGCACTCTTTGCAATTCTGGACGCTTTTGTTCCGAAGGAGCAGCGCCGCATGATTTACAGAGGAAAAAATCTGGGGAGCGTTATTACAGAAGACCAGAAGGCAAATATCAAGAACGGAACCTTCAAAGGATTTTTCCTTGGAGATTACTGGTCTATCGGCAGCTATACATGGAGAATCGTGGATTTCGATTACTGGTATAATTGCGGCGATACGGCTTTCACCAAGCCCCATCTGGTTATCATGCCGGATAAACCTCTTTACAACGCACAGATGAACGAGACCAACATTACAACTGGTGGCTATGTTGGTTCTAAAATGTATAAGGAGAATCTGAGTCAGGCGAAAACTCTGGCAGCGAGTGCCTTCGGCAATCTGATTCTTACGCATCGTGAACATTTGACAAATGCTGTAACGAATGGATATCCGTCTGGCGGCTCGTGGTATGATTCGACCTTGGAACTTCCTAATGAGATTATGATGTACGGTTCACATGTTTTTGCTCCGTCTGGAAATGGAACAATTATTCCGAATAGATACACCATTAGTAAAACCCAGCTTGCTCTGTTTTCAGTCGTTCCGAAGCTGATTTCCAATCGCGCAACGTTCTGGCTCAGAGACGTCGTTTCTTCGGCTTATTTCGCTGCTGTGCTCTACGTTGGCCCTCCGAACTACTACCACGCTTCGGACTCTTATGGGGTTCGTCCGGTCTTCGCTATTGGTTAGTCTGAATCCGGGGGCCCTGTGCCCCCACGAAAACCGTACGCAGGTGACAACAATCTGTGCTATAAAATAAGAAGAATCTAAATGAAAGGTGTGAATCAAAATGGATGATAAGATTTATAAGATTACTCTGTCCGATGGAACTGTTCTTGATAATTTGAGGTTGAACGGTAATAACTTTATATCTTCATCGGAAATCGATGAGTCCGTTTTTGACGGAAATTGTTCGATCGTAACAATCAACGATGGTGAAAAGGATGAAGTTCACATGAACATGGAACTTGTCCAGATTATCAAGGTCAATGACAAATATTGGTTTGTCTTGCGGGATGTTCCAGAAACCGAGCTGGCCTTTGTTAAAATGCAGTCGGATATCGAATATGTTGCCATGATGTCTGAAATCGAACTATAAAAGGAGGAAACAGTTATGGAACATAGCAAGAATTACGGCAAGGTAAAACGCTACTACAATTTGGGTATGTGGAATGAAGTACGGGTTCGGAATGCAGTGAAAAAGAACTGGATTACGGAAGAAGAATTCAAAGAGATCACAGACAAGGATTATGCATGAGTGTTCTTGTGAGTGATCGGACTGAATCTAAATTCGAAGCAATTACATATTCCATCGAATTACATGATATGTTGATTGATTTCATGCAGCGTAGTTTCGGAGTAAAAGACTTGGATCAGCTTGTCCGAGTAAGATATGCTCACGGAAAGGATGCGAAAGAAGATTTTTCAAGGTATAGATATTTGATGCTGAACTACAAAAATCGTATTGATCAGTTGGCTTCTATGCTGACCAGTAATGTTCGAGCAGCAAACTCTATCTATCCAACTACGCTACACGAGTATGAACAAAGAAGAGATTATCAGAATACAGCCATAGTAAACTGCGAGCAGCTTTTAAAAGAGCTGCAACGAATCGTTGAGATATTTGAAGTGGACGTTAATCTCTACAGTCGCTATGTTAAAGCTATCGACCGAGAAATCGGATTGATAAAGAAGTGGCGTCAACGAGATAACCGAATCAAGTCACAGTTAAGAGGGTAATGTCTAATTATGCGTCGTTTCTTCGGCTAATTTCGCTAATGTGAACAACAATGGCAATACGAACTACAACAACGCTTCGAACTCTAATGGAGTTCGTCCGGATTCTCTGCCTAACCAACAGAGAAGGAGACATTGTCCTTTCCGAATGGATAAATAGCAAAGCCGGACGCAATTTACTACGGTAAGTATTGCTATCACGGTGAATGATTTATGAACTATGAGGAGATTATCTGTGACGCCAACAACTTGTATAGGGCTTACAAGGTTTCTGTCAAAACCAGCAAATGGAAGGAGACTACCCAGAAATTCATGCTGAATTTTCTTCGTTATATCTTTTCCATTCAAGATGATCTGATGAATCGGACCCTTCAAAATGGACCGACACAGGAATTCACGCTGTTTGAGAGAGGCCGAGTAAGACCTATTACTAGTATTCAAATTCGGGATCGCATTATTCGGCATGTCTTATGCGATGAAGTCTTGCTTCCGGAAGTGAAGAAGCATATTATCTACGATAATTGCGCCTCGATTAAAGGAAGAGGTATCTCCCACCAGCGGGACAGGTTCGAAGTTCATCTTCGTAAATACTATCGGTTGTATGGAAATGAAGGATGGATATTGTTCGGAGACTTTTCCAAGTTTTACGATAATATCATTCATGAAATTGCCAAACGGGAATTGTTAAAGCTGTTCGATGATGACGAATTCATTGACTGGTTGCTAACACAGATTTTTGACGGATTTAAAATCGATGTTTCTTACATGACGGACGAGGAATATGCCACATGTATGTCTGACACTTTCAACAAGTTAGATTATAGGAACATTCCAGAGTCAAAGCTGACAGGCGAAAAGTGGATGGAGAAGTCGGTTAATATTGGAGACCAGCTATCACAAGTCATCGGGATTTATTATCCGTATCGGATTGATAATTACGTCAAATATGTAAGAAGCCAGAAGTTTTATGGAAGATACATGGATGACTGGTATATCATGAATCCGAGTAAAGAAGAACTCTTTGATCTGCTAGATCATATTCATCAAATTGCAGAAGAATATGGAATCCATATCAATAAGAAGAAAACTCGAATTGTGAAGATTTCCAGCACGTACAAATTTCTGCAAATAAAATACAGTTTAACAGATTCCGGAAAGGTAATTAAGCGAATCAATCCGAAGCGGGTTACTACGATGCGCAGAAAGCTCAAGAAACTCGCCGTCAAAGTGAAAAACGAGGAGATAACGTATGAAAATGTAGAGAATATGTTTCGGGGCTGGATGGGAAGCTTTTACAAACTTTTGTCGAAGGAACAAAGAAAAAATTTGATAGGTCTCTATGAAGATTTATTTGAAAAGTCGATTACAATCATCAGCAAAAGGATGATCATAACCGATAAAATCAAATAGTTATGGAGGATACTAAAATGGAACCATGGTTTCAAATGGTGGTGACGATTGTGTGTGCAGTCGTCGCCTCTTCTGGTTTTTGGGCGTATATCCAGAAGAAAAGTGAGAAAAAAGATGTGAGGACGCAGATGCTGATTGGTCTTGCTCACGATAGAATTATCTATCTGGGAATGTCCTACATCGAGCGGGGATGGATCACGCAGGACGAATATGAAAATCTGCACGATTATCTCTACAAGCCCTATGAAGAGATGGGCGGAAATGGCTCAGCTAAGAAAGTCATGCAGGAGATCAATAAGTTGCCCATTCACAAATCAACCTATATTCAAGAAAATCAGTAGGAGGAATTAAAATGATGGAACAGATTATGAACTATGTGCAGCCTGAGTTAATCGTTGTGGCGATTGTCCTTTACTTCTGCGGTATGGGTCTGAAGCAGACTCAGGCAATCAAGGACAAGTATATTCCGTTGATCCTCGGTGCCGGCGGCATCGTCCTTTGCGGAATCTGGGTTTTGGCCACTTCTCCATTAGGGAGTGGTCAGGAGATTGCAATGGCTATATTTATCGCAATTGTTCAGGGAATTTTAATGGCCGGTCTCAGTACCTATGTAAATCAGATCATTAAGCAGGCAAATAAAGATGAGTAGCAAGCGGACAGAGCGTGAAACCGTTCTTTTTTTTATTTCCAAAAGAGAGGATGAGAGAATATGGCTATTAACAAAGTAATCTATGGTGGAGAGACACTGATCGACCTGACCGGCGATACCGTAACCGCTGATAAGATTCTTTCCGGCTTTACCGCCCATGACAAAGGAGGGAGCCCGATCACAGGTACTTGTGAATATGACGTAGATTCTTCTGATGCAACAGCCGCTGTTGCTGAAATTCTTCAGGGAAAGACCGCGTATGTACGAGGTCAGAAACTGACGGGAACCATGAAGAATAACGGAGCTGTGACAGGTACAATTTCTTCAAAGGATGAAGAGTACACCATTCCGCAGGGACATCACGATGGTTCTGGTAAAGTTGGGATTTCGGCAGCAGAAAAAGAGAAAATCATTCCGGATAATATTCGAGAGGGTATTACTCTGCTTGGTGTAGAAGGTTCTATGTCAGGTACGGAAGATGCCAAACCACAGGCAAAGACAGTTACACCTTCTACAAAGGAGCAGACAGTGCTTCCGAATTCTGAGGAAGGATATAACTACTTATCGCAGGTTACAGTCAAAGCAATCCCATATAACGAAAGCGAGAATCCCGCTGGAGGTACTACGGTAACTATCGGGTAGGAGGGAGGCTTAAATGGCTACAAATAAAGTCGTTTACAGCGGCAGAACCCTCATAGATTTGACTGGGGATACTGTGACAGAAGAAACTCTGCTAAGAGGTTATACGGCTCACAGAGCAGACGGGACGCAGATTGTGGGAACAGCATTTGCCGATTATCCGGAGCGATATTCGTTTCTTGACCCTCTTCAGGATTCAAATGGAGAAAAGATCCTTGATAATTCGAATAATGTACTACAGGGTGAAACGGTGTATAAAAAGGTGTAGAAATGTCGTTTACTTCTTGAATATTCCTATACTTTTGATAAAAGAATGGCTAAAAATCAAGGTTTCCTGTTTCCATCGAGGAAGCCTCTAAAGCTGGGAAATTCTAATATAACGCTTACGGAATAAGGCTTTTTGAAGATATAGGAAATACTTGGTGGTTGGGATAACCTAGGCTAGCTGTTGCTATTTATTCCGGTCTAGCTATTTGCAGATAAAGTGGCCAACGATACCTGCCAAGACTGAGATAAGGAAAGCTATTATGTTGTCCATGTGAGTACCTCCTTCCTGCTGGAAAGAGTCAACAGCATATTGACATTTTTAATTATATGGCGTAATATAATCACAGCAGAGAAAAGCGAATGTGTTCCAATGATGCACAGACGAACCCTCAGGGAGTTGCAGCTTCCTGGGGGTTCTGTTTTTGAAGAGGAGTAACTTAGGCTGGTTGTTGGTTATTTATCTCTGTCCAGCTGTTTGCAGATACAGCGGCTAACGATACCTGCCGTTAGAAATGAGGAAATTATGTGTGAATACGGTGAGGACCACAGAGAAATATATAAAATAGATTTTAAGGAAAAGTTGAAAGAAGAAATTATCAAGTGCCTAAAAAAAGCTGGAAATGAGTTATATTTAGTGGATAGCAGTCTGATTAGTGATAAGACATACTTAGATGTCCATGCCCATGAACGCAGTATTTGTTTTAGATTTGGTACATACTTAAATAAATATATAGAATCAAACAGCTTTCTAAAAAAATATGATTTAGATGCGGAATATAATCGGGATATTGATATGATTAAGCGGCTGCCGGGCTGGCCTAATGGCTGTTATCCGGATTTGATTTTACATAAACGGGGAAATAACGAAAATAATATTTTGATTATTGAATGTAAAGGTTGGTGGTCAAGTGAAGAGGCTATTCAGAATGATAGAGAAAAGATAATGCAATTTTTACACTCAGAAAGATATCAATATTTGTTTGGTCTCCAAATCATATTTTGCAGGGAAGGTATGGAGTTAAAATGGATTTAACAGGTTCTACGGAAAATGATTTACAAAACAGAGAACAGCAATAAAAATGAATGAGAGGGATAATCCGTCTATGAAATATTATTTAGCGCCCATGGAAGGCCTTACCGGCTATATATACCGCAATGCATACCATGCCTGCTATCATGCCATGGACAAGTACTTCACCCCATTCCTGTCTCCAAAGGCCAACAGCAAACTAAGCTTCAGGGAGTTAAACGACATCCTGCCGGAACACAACCAGGGTATGTACGTTGTCCCGCAGATACTCACAAATCAGGCAGGGGATTTTATACGGACAGCAAAGGAATTACAGGAGTACGGATATTCTGAGATAAACCTGAATCTGGGCTGTCCATCAGGCACCGTGGTATCCAAACACAAGGGGGCCGGTTTCCTGGGGCGGCCGGACAGCCTGGACCGGTTTCTGGACGAGGTGTGCGGGAAGATGGATGAGATGGGCATGGAGGTGTCTGTGAAAACCAGGCTGGGGCTGATATCGCCGGATGAATTCACGGGACTTTTAGAAATTTATAACCGGTATCCGCTGAAGGAATTAATCCTTCATCCCAGAGTCCGCACGGATTATTATAAGAATACCCCAAATATGCCGGCATTTCGCGGCGGGTTTGACGGCAGCCGGTCACCGGTGTGCTATAATGGGGATATATTTACTATATCTGACTATGAGACATTATGCGGAGATTATCCGGAATTGGATAGAGTAATGCTGGGCCGCGGGATCATATCCAATCCCGGACTGCTGGACAGGATTGCGGCAGGGAGGAATTCCGGTGGTCCGGGAACTGACAAAGAAACCTTAAAGCGATTCCACCAGATGATATACGAGGGCTACCGCCAAATCATGTCCGGAGACAGAAACGTCCTGTTTAAAATGAAGGAATTGTGGGCTTGTATGATTCAAATCTTTTCTGACAATGGAAAATATATTAAGAGAATAAAGAAATCCCAGAGACTGGAAGAGTACGAGACAGCGGCAGCTGCTGTATTCCG